CTCTCCGTATTGGCGAGTATCTTTTCCTGACAATACGTCAAGATAAGTTTGCACAGCTTCATCCGCTATCGATTGACCATTTGAATCAGCAAAAAATCCCATAATACCATAGGTTTTTTCTAGTCTTTCTGCAACTTGACCTGTAGTTACTTCCCCACGTTTTACTGTAAATCTAGCAGGATAAATAACATCATTAACGCCAAGATGCAAAATTACCACGGTATTGTAGCTCTTGCTTTATATCTAAAACCTCTAAAAGAGGCTGTAGCTTGCCAAAATGACGCGCCATATTGCGTTTGCTGAAACCACGGGCCAGAACCGGAAGTCATCGTTATGTATTCAAGCTCTGTTTTAGTAGAGCCATCCTCTGCACTAGCTACACGACCTACAGGCCTTACTTCCCCATATCCTCCACATCCACTTAAGGCAGCGATATGGGCAGTAAGCATCCATAATAAGGATTGGCGCTGCGTAAGATTCACTATCCTGCTTTGGTCGGTATTATCGCAATACAGGCCTGCATCAACAAAATAAGCTGATAATTGCAAGGACGACACGCTTTGAAACTCAGGATATCTTATAGTAAAAGCAAATGAATCAAACGCAACGACTGCCATTATTCGCCCTTATCTTCTATTACGCCATGTGAACTAGGGTCTAAAGGTTTAAAACCAGTATCAATAGTCGCTTGTTCTTTACCTTTTGCTTTAGCACTTTTTTCATCATTAGCTTCATAGATAGCGCCAGAAATGTAAGCAGTAAATGACCAATTTGCTTTTTTCCATGCTGCCCAAAAGTCAGCGTCTACATCAGTAATACCAAAATCACCCAGTAGCTTAAAATATTCAGATGTTTGTTGGTTTGCACCAGCAATTTCAACGGTTACATCATTATGATGCAGGATTATACCGTGTGGTAATGTACAACCAATTTTAATTGTTCCAGCCATGTTTATTCTCTTTTATTAATGAAAAGTAGGGTAGCCATTGCAGCTACCCAACCATTATACGGTATTAAATGCCGCTCATTTGTGAAATTAAGAATGGACGATATATGATCGCACCCCAAGTACCTTGTGATTTCTTTTGTTTGAAAGAAGACACATCAAGAATAACTGGATGCGCTCTTAATTTCTCAGAGAAAGCCACTTCCATAGTACGTTGACCTTCAACTTCATCAGCAATCAACTGCATTAACTGACCAGCAGAACCAGCGTATTCAGGTGCAGTCTTAACAGTTAAGTTAGGAAAGTTTTTAGCTAATAAATCTTGAACATTTACGTTGTACTGAGTAGTCAGCGTTAATGCAACTTCAGACGATGGCGACATAGCCAAAGTCATTGGAGTGCTTAAGTCAATTAAACCCTGTGATTGAGTTTGAAGTAACTTAAATACAGCTTGAATATCAGCATAAACTTCTAAAGCAGTCGCGTTAACTGCACCAGCAGAAGTAAACCAAGCATTAGTACCTGATGTGCCAAAGTTAGCTTTAACACCTGGACTTAAGGCCGCGCTTAACGATGGGTCATTTAACAAACCATAGTTTTGCAAGCCTTTAATGCCGTAGAAATAAGACAAGTTTTGAAATTTGTTCAGCGTTAATACTGATGCAATATTCAAACGTGATGCCCAGTCAATACGAGCTTGACCCATACGTGCTAATTCTCTCTCGCCCCATTTAGTAACGGTTTGATAGAAATGTTGCTGACGTTCAGGCCAGTTAGCATTTGCAGATGAACGACCAGTAGTACTAAAGTCGCCATAAGCAGATACGTTACCAGTTGATTCAATAACAGGAAATAACCAAGTTGTATCTACCCAACTACCTTTTTTAACTTCTGAACCAGCAATTTCTGCTGCTTTCATCGGAGTAGTTAAAATTTCGATGATTTTAGGATCAACAACAGTTGTTAAAAATGCAGGGATAGCACTGTTACTATAAGTTACAGTTTGTGTCTGTGCATCTAACGCCATCATTTTTTCTTTGTAATCAGCAGAATCCATGGCTAATTCGTAGCCTTCTGGATAAACAACACCAATCAAATCTTTTAATACGTCTAAATTATCCATGTATAAGCTCCTTAAGCCGCAGAAATAATAGTGATTTCGTTGACTGCAACAGTCGCACGACATACGAATATAGTTTCAACAAAACCTGAAACAGTTGCTCCAGCAGCAGCAAACTGAATAGAACCATCAGTTGATTTAGCAAAAGCTTTTTGACCATAAGTTGCGCCGGCAACAGTCGCTTTAGCATAAAAGCTACCTGATTCAAACACAGTAACAGGTTGGCCGCCGGGGATAGAAACACCGTACCAAGTATCTGTAGAAGGTGTAATACCAGTTGGAAAAGAAGTTATTAAACCTGCTTGAGAACGAGGAATAAAACCATCTGGAGCATTTGTTGAAATACCGACATTGTCAATAGTTCCATCTGCTTGAATCCAAGCAAATGTACCAATATCAACGCCAGTTGCATTAGCTAGAAACGTATCTACAGCAGCACCATTAGCTGCATCTATACCACCAGCAATACCGAATGGTGGAATTAATTGACGAGCTGGATTTTCAGATGCGAAATCACCTGGCAAACCTACGGGTTGTGCATTATTTACTGTACTTTGAAATCCCATGAATATTCCTTAAAAACGTGATAAGCCAGGGAAAGCATCCGTCATAGACTTAACTTTACCACTGAAGGTTTTGTGAGTTACTGCATCCATCGTTAGTGAAGCTTTAAATACGGCTTTTAAACCAGCAAGTTCATTAACACCATCAAATGCAATTTTTTTAGATTTAAGCGCGAATTTATAAATATCTTCTGCACTATCCATACCCAGAACATCGCCTACTACCGACCGGACATCAGCTTTAGCTAGTTCCAATTCTTTAAATTTAGCAGTAAGCTTAATCTCATGAGCTTTTAATGCGGCATCCATTGCTGGCTTACCCCATTCTTTACTATCTTGATCTTCTTCAATGATTTCATCTTCCACTGGTTTACCTTCCATTTTACTTTCAGGTGATTCTTCAATAACTTCATCGCTATCTGAACAATCAGTGCTTGGAAAGAAACCTTTAGCAGTTTCAATGTCATCTTCGCCTAGCCCTTTACCAGCTAGAAAGCCATGTAATTTTTCATGCGGAGAACCTTCACTTTCCACGCCTTCTTCATCACCTACACCCGCTTCTGTTGGCTCTAGGTTTTGTGCTTCTGGATTTGAATCAATTTCTTCAACACCTAATACAGCATCGATGATGTTGTCTAATTGTTCGGGATCCATTGAATCATCAAAAGCTAAGTAAAGGTCTTTAATCTTTTTAGCGTCAAGTGTTTTACCGTTTACTAAAGCTGGCAGAGCTGCATCTTGCGCCATCTTTGGTAAAGCGGCTTTTAGCAACGTCAATCTTGCTTTGCCTTTTTTAGTCATTCTCATCGTGTCATTTTCCTTAGATGAAGATTTATAGAACGGGTTAGAATCAGCCACGACCACATCTGGCCCAGCCCTTCCTGACTCGACAACGGCAACATGATTTCCACGAATGTTCCTCATGACACCATCGTACTTTATGCCATTAATCTCACCGGAAGTCATATCTGCATCGTATAAATAAGCACTTGATAATTCTTTTTTAGCGTTAGCCTCAATAAGATTTATAGCTTGCTCATCCCATATAGATAGGGATACTGACAAATAAGGTGGATTAAATTCAACATCCGAACCAGTAGACCCTATAATTAGGTCTTTTGGTGGTGCGTCTGCGAATACTGGCACATGTTTAGATAGCACAGGTAAATTACGGAAGCTATCAGCTGATTTTGCTAATTCGTCCGCGTCCCTGTACATATAATAGGTTTTATCTGGATCAAGTCCTAGTTCTTCACTTTTAGGAATCTCATAACCCATGTAAGGATTGACCACTGCCTTGCTGATATTAGTTTCATCAACGTGCAGCATACCATTCTCATCTAAGTGACGTACCGACTTGTCAAACGCTAATTTTAGTATTGTCATTATCACTTACCTGTAATATTAATCTTGATTATAACATATTTTCACACAAGTCAAGCGTTTATTATGGCGCGGCTTACACATTTACAGTTTATAAGTTGAGCAGGTTGAATATATTTACCGCCAATTAAGCATCCCTCGGCTATGGCGTATATTTTACCATCCGCAGCAAGATGATCCGGCCTAGGGACACCAAGATGACTATGTACCCATTTAGCGTGGGTAATACCTGCTTCTGTATAGCGTATATTTTGCACCACCATATTTATTTTAGATATTTGATCGTTGGTTATGATCGTTGCCCTACGTTTAGTAATAGGGTAGGCGGCTTGTATTTCTTGCCTAATAATGTCTAAATCAGAGCCGCTAGAATACCCCCTCATCACAATACCTTCTATTTTGGTATGATATTGCTCAGGAATAGACTGTATAAGACTTACATTTTCAGCAACAATGGCGCTTATAGCGTCTTGCATAGCGCGACTATTAATAAAAGCAGTCTCAATACCAGCACCACCAAATATTTGCTTTAGTATTCTTTCTGTAATGTTTTTTGTCTTTTTAACATGAAATAACGCAAGATATAACGCTATTAGCTCAAACCTATGCTTCCATTGCTCATGCAGCTTATCCAGCTCCTGCTGAGCAGTTTTTGACGGTAATAAGTCTACCGCCATATTAGAGGGAGGGTTCTTTTTATAAGCTGCTGTTAACCAATATAGATAGCTATCGGACATCTCTTTAATGATGTCCTCTAGTTGCCTTCTATATTTAGCTATTGCACCTCTATTAGCGTGGATCGGTCTGAGCGTCTGCATTATCTATTTCTTCTTGACTAGATATACCCTTTTGTGTGCTTTCTTTAGGGTCAAATGGTATTTCTTTAAAAGGGTCGGGGTTGTTATCCTCAAATGGATTATTAGGGTTAGTCATACCTTCATTAGGGTCTAATATCTCAATAGTAAGATCAATACCTTGATAACCTGAATCTGGATCATGAGCAAGCTTTTCTCGCACCTCAGATGGATCTAATACGCCATTGGCTATATATATGGCTGAAGTATCAGCGTCCATCTTTCGGACGTTTGCCATCTCGGTATAGCTTTGTTCCCATAATGGATTAAAGTTAAAGCCAATATCACCGTCTATTTCGCCCCATAGGTGCAGTTGAATAACTTCAAGTATGGTTTGCATACCTGTTCGATAATGCGCCTCAAGCTGGGATAGTATCCAATCGTAAAATATACGAATCTCGCCATCAGATGATGCGTTCATCCCAGCAGGTGAAATACCAGTATAAATCATGGCTGGTATGCGCGTAACAGAACAAATATGCTCTAATGCCTGAGATTGTAGGTCACTTAAGCCACTCAACGGTACATTTAATTGTACCAACTCCTCAGTATCCTTATTGATAAGCATCATGCCGCGATTAGAACGCAACATTGTAAACAAGTCGGCTCTAGCGTCAATATCTGAACCATTACCGCCCATTAGAGTTTGGCTCATGTCAGTAGCAAGGGCAGTGGTAGAAAAGTTATTAACAAGATCCGAAACGGCTTGTCTTGTGCGTAACCAGTTATCTACATACGCTTCCGCCATTTGGGATAGGCTCATACCACTAAAGTTATAGGACGGTTTAAGCATATCCGGTAAAGGACGAGTAATAAATGTCAGCAATCTTGAAGCGTGGGTTTCTTCACCAAGCATAAACCATGCTCTTGGTTTATAAAAATCGGGTTTATAAGGCTTAAGCGCATTATATGCACTTGGCGTAGTCCACATAGGCTCTATTGATTTAAAACCAACTACAGAGCCTTTTTTGATGGTGAAATGACTAATCACCAATGGATCATCCATATTATGACCATCAACATCAATATAGATCTGTCCACGACCAAATAACCCCTCATTAAGAATGGCTTTATTCAAAGTGGGCTGAATATCAAAGTCTGTCATTGCCTTTTCAAGCTCTTTGATCTTGTTGTTATATTCTACATCACCATCTTTAGTTGATGTTATAGTAATCCAACCACGAGTCATTTCATTAGCAATGGTGGTGGATATTTGCCTAAACTCTGCTCGCGTAGTCAATGCCGCCAAATACGGATAGCCGGGGAAGGTTTGAAAGTTTGTAGAAAATAGATTGTTACTATAAGTGTAAGCTCCCATAGCATCATCCATAGTAACAGCAGCTTGTCTACCTTCTGGAACAACACCCGCCATTAACTTAGGTGCTTTGAATTTCTGCTTTGCTGGTCGTTTTGATGCTTTGTCTAACGCTAAGGCGCTTATAAATTTTTTTTCATTCATTATTAAAACCTACGTCTGTTGTTAATAGCTGCTCTTTCTAAAGCAGCGCTGCTGATCTTAAAGCCCATGCCACCTGTAAGTAATTGCTCAAAGCATCGAGATAGTGCATCAATTTGGTCATCATATTTTCCATTGGGGAACATTATCATTTCATTTACTAAGGTTTGATTCCATACGCCACGTAGCATATAAACATTACCGATATTTACCTGAGCTGCAAAAGGCTCTGCTCTAGTAATCTTGTTTCCAGACTCCACGCTTGAAACAACCCTATACCCCTGTAGTTGTCTGGTTAAGTAGAGTATTTGAGTTTTACCAGCTTGCCCCGGATCTTGAGGAAGGGATATTTTGCACATTCTACCGTCAAACGCAGCGGTATTCTGTATAGCTATGTCTCTTTCATCCGCATTTACTTTAATTCGCACCATATCGGCAATGACTAATCTACCATCAGCCAATCTACCTAGTTTAGCACCCGCTGTATAATCGCCATTAGTTGATGATGCTAAATCCCAGCCTCTTACCCATGTTATAGGTTCATTAGGTAAAATCTCCATTATCTTTAGCTGTTCAGGTCTAAATAAACCACCGTCAGGAGGGGAGGGCATTTGTAGATATTGGCCTGAAAAGTTATAGGCATTAGCCATTTCCATTTCACGCAACTTTTCAATTGTGTGCTTATGAGGCCATAGCGCCGTTCCATCAGGATTTATTGCAGGGATATTGATGTGATCCCATTTCTCACCGCTTCCGCCATCTAATAAAAATCCAGATAAATCATTTTCATGAAGTCTCTGCATGATTAAAACGATAGGCGTATCCGTACTATTTACCCGTGATGCTAAAGTATTGCAATACCACTCAATAACATTATTACGCATGGTGTCAGAGCGTGCCTCGTCGCTTTTATGCAAATCATCAAGTAAAACGCAGCCGCCAAACTCAGCTCTTTCTTTACCTGCACCATATCCGGTTAATGCTCCACCTGTACCTGTTGAATAGAACACACCACCTTTAGTAGTCTTCCAATGATCTTTAGATTTACTATCCGACCTAAGCTTTACATCAGGGAATATGGTCTGATATTCAGGGTGGGTAACTATGTTTTTTACATTAAAAGAGTTCTCGCCAGCTAATTGAGCAGAATAAGAGGCATGTATAAATTCACTATCAGGGTATCGGCCTAAGCACCATGCGGCAAACATGACTATGACCATTTCTGTATTATGAGATACCAGCCCTTCAACAATAAAGTTATGTGTCCGGTTAATACTTAAATGTATTAGGTCTGTTTCACCAACATCTTCAATATTTTTAATAGTGTCCCAATAAAATTCAATATTTCTGTACTTTTCAAGCTCAGGAAATTTATCGGCGCATTTATCAAATGTCTCCTGCGTCATATTAGCTTTATTAGCAGGACGACCTTTATTTATCTTAGCCCATGCATAAAACCCTTTAATACCCTTCACAATAGATGATGGATAGGTATTAATTAATCCTTGTGGTTTTTTATCAAGAAGCTTTAATGCGTTCTCTCTTTTATGATAAAAAGAAATTCTTGGTAATAACTTAATTCCTTCTTCACGACCTATCTGCAACGCCCAAGCATTAGCATGATTGTTCTTTTTAAATGATATGCTTGAAATTATTTTACAAGTAGACATTAACTGCTGAATATCATCAATTAACTTCTTATTAGCTAAAGTAACACCTAATTGTCCTGCTTTAACACAAACATAACCATCAGTTGCAAACATAATGTCAATAAACCGTAATTTTTGACGCATTGATAATGTAAAGAATATTTGTGGTAATCGCTTATTTAGGGCAGAACACCCTGCAATGTTGTACTTTATCAATAATTGATTGGCTATACCTGATTGTCCGCCCATAAGGCAATAATCATATTTTTTAGATGATTCATACTGCTTTACTTCAATATTTAGTTTAGAGCATACATCTAAAAATGTAGTTGTGCCTTGATTAGTATCACCAGAAAATCTAATATTTTTTCCCGTACAATTGCCTTCAAATATCATAAAAGCAATAAAAGCTAATTCGTCATCGTTTATTTCATTACCTGTTGCAACATTAGTATTAATGCATCTTATTCTATCCCCAACAATAAAATCCTCTGCATTGGTATATCCATTAATACCAAGCATTGGGTGGTCATGGCTCATTGTTAATGAACGTCCGCTACGCATAGTAATCTTTAAGCTTTTTTTCCTTGCAGACTCAGTTCCTAAACATTTCTCCGTTGTAAGCCATCCATCGTCATAAGTATAAACATCATCACCAACTAGGATATTTTGCGCTTCAACCATACCCCTAGTTGTCATGACTCTAGCTGTAGGGTCAATACACTTCCCGTACCGAGGCGCAATGTTGATAATAAGCCTAGTGATCCTTTTATGGAATACATCGTTCATAGCTTTCGCCATAACTTCGTGGTGGCTATTCTTTATCCACTCTACATTTTTGTTGTGGTAAAACATCCACCTTACAAAAAAATAAAAATCCTGTCGGCAAAACTCTCTCGCCAGTGCTGTTTCGCTTTCTGTAAATACTTTGCTTTCACTCATTAATGATTACTCATATTTTAGTTAATAATGCCGCTGCAACGTCTTTAAGCTGATCTAATGGTACGGTTATGTTAGCACTAAGACTGCGTATAGTTGATTCAGACCTCTCTATATAAAGCCCCCCAGCTTTACCCCTAGCAACTTCCGCTGAGCAAGCCGCTCCAAAATTACCAGCAGCTATAGCTTTATCGCGAATCATTTCAAGGGTGTCTAAATGGCTTTCTAAGGTCATCCCCATTCTAATAAGCATAGGCGCACGGATTTTATCCATGTGGGCAATTACCTTAGGATTATTAAGTAATCTACCCCCTCGTTGCCCTAAACTTGACTTGGTGGCCTCTGTTACCTCTATTTCGTACGCTAAAGCATAAGAACTGCATGATCCGTGGCCTGCAATCATTAATTCACAAAATCTACTTTGACTTGGCGTTAGGTCTTTGTTAGAGACTCCTTCGGGGTGTCTTCCGGTTGGTCTTCCCATATTTTACTCACGTATATTTTGCTTATGTGATTGTATCGTATCACAAAAGGCAATTTGGTTTTTTGTAAATTTTATAGGGAGGCTTAGTCAGATGCTTTGTTTTATAGGGTTTGCTGCCTACCCCCCCCTACTTGGCTAAAAACAGTATACAAATCAATGACTTAGAGTAATAACCACAGCAGGGGGGAGGTTGATTTTAATGGATAATACACAATAACATAAAACTTCGCATAATGTATATTATGTTAAATTGCCCGTATTCCGTGGCCTACAGGGCTTTTTATCACTCCCCTGCCCTATAAAGCCCATTCAAAAGGGATTTTAATTAAACGCCGTTTAATTCACCATGATGTGATGTTATAACATAACATTCGTAGCAACTATACCGGCAACCTGACCAGTATGCAGTTAACCGGTCTGGGCATGACCAGCGGCAGCATCACCTACGGTGGTATGACCACACTTGCGATAGGCTTGGGCTCTACACTTATATATACATAAAAAATATTATTTAAAAGTTTTGATATTATTTAAAAGTCGTGTATAATCTTTACATCGCCTCAATATCTGAGACGCTTTTTAAGGATTACATCATGACTATCATTATATACAAAGGCGCTGCCTATAAAATATTACTAAAAGAAGATGATATGATGTTTATTATGTCAGTGAAGATACATCATAGCAGCGGCCGCCATAGCATGTGGTTAAGCGCCAATAAACTTTGGAATCAATAAACACACAAACCGACGGCGGCGTGAAAACCGCCAATTTTAACTAACAATATAAGACCTGAATACAATGAATAAAATAAAAAATGAACAATCATCAATTTATAGTGCTAAGTCTATAGATAGTGACGATATGACTATTAAAAAAGCTCTTTTGATTTTAGAGTCAAGACTAATAAAAAAAGAGCATTATTTTAAAAGTCCAGAAGATACCGAAAACTATCTAAAAATCAAATTAGCGGGCTTAGAGCATGAAGAATTTCATTGCCTATTTTTAGATAACCAACATGCTTTAATCAAGCATGAGTGCTTATTTATTGGCACTATTGACGGTGCTGGCGTATATCCTAGAGAAGTGATAAAAAAGGCCTTGCAGTATAATGCAGCTGCTTTAATTTTTGCGCATAATCATCCGTCCGGTAATTGCCAGCCTTCACAAGCTGACAAAACAATTACAAAAAAAATTAAGAATTGTGCTGAACTGTTCGATATCCGTGTTCTAGATCATATCATCGCTGGCGGCGTTGATGTGTATTCACTAGCCAAAAGCGGTGAGATGTGATGAAACATCACAATAA